GGTTCTACACAGTTTAATTATCAAAGATATCCAGAGAATAAAATGTTTTTAGCACGTCAACAACGTTTTATAAATGGTGCTTGGACAGATATAACATCGACAGCAACAGACAGTGGTTATGATGACAGAATATGTCAATTAAGTTCATCAGGTGTTTTAGAATTAGTTTATTTTAATTATAATACTGGTGCTTTAGCGCCTACAGGTTCAGCAAGTATAACTTCAATAGAAATAGGTAATAATAATTTTGCTACCGCTACACTAGCTTGTGCAGATACAAGCACAAGTAAAACAAGAGTATATTTTACAGGAACAACTTTATCTAATGGCACAAGGTTGTGGGAAGACAGTCCATCGGCAGGTGCAGGATCAGGTACTGAATTTGAAGGTGACGGTGATTACAGAAAAATATATATGCCAGATGGTACAACTAAAGCAGCATTAGTTAGCGGTTCAGGTTATATATCTAATTTAACAAGTTGTTAAAAAAATAAAATAATATTATTATATATATATGATATCTAACATAATCGAATTATTAAAATATTCTAAAAGCAAAAGCGAGAATGTACAAATCGCTAAAGGTAAATATAAATTACCTAGTAGCGTAAAAGAAGCGTATAACCAATTTAAACAAGAGCTTAAATGGCAGTCAAAAAAACAATAGAGTTAGAAGTAGAGGTTGGTGATCTTAAAAAAGATTTAGAAGCAATACAAAAAGAGTTTGCTGAAATAAAAGGTTCTATAAAAGATGTCGAAAAACAAAGTAAAAAACAAACTAAAGCTACTGAAAAAGGTTTTAAAAGATTACAAGCTACTGCTGGCAAAGTTAGAAAAGGTATAAGTGGTATAGGCGCTGCATTTAAAGCTATACCAATAGCTGCAGCTTTACAAGCATTTCAATTTTTAGCTAATGCTTTTAATTCAAATAGAGAAGCAGCCGATGCATTTGCAGTAGTAACTGGAACAGTACAAAAATTAATACGTGACTTTATAGATCTTATTGTAGATAATTTTGATAATGTAGTAAACTTCTTTAAAGAACCAATAAAAAGCATTAAAGATTTTGGTCAAGCTATTATAGATTCTATAAAACAACCATTAGCAGAAGCATTAGAAGGATTAAAGTTTTTTGGTAAAGCGGCATTAAAAATATTAACATTAGATTTTGCAGGAGCTGCAGTAGAAGCAGCACAAGGTGTAGAAAAATTCAAAGGTGTTACAGATACAGTTAAAGAAGGTGTATCTGAATTTACAGGTAAAATAAAAGAAGGTGTAGAAACATTTAAAGACTACGTAACTGAAACAGGAAAATCAGTGAAAAATTCTGTTGATTTAGCAAACGCAGCTAGAATAGCAGCAGCAGAGCAAGAAAAACAAAGATTAGTTACATTACAGGCGGCAGAAGAACAAAGACAAATAAGAGATGATGTAAGCCAAAGTATAGAAGATAGAATAGCGGCTAATGAAAAATTAGGTCAAATATTACAAGAAGGTGCCGAAGAAGAACTTAGATTAGCTAAATTACAAGTTGCTGCAGCAGAAGCAAAAGCTGCACTAAATGAAGATAGCATAGAAGCACAAGAAGAATTAATTAGAGCGCAAAACTTATTACTAGAAGTTACTGAAAGAATAGGTGGTATAGAATCTGAACAATTAACTAATAGAAATGCTTTAATACAAGAATCTGTAGACCTACAAACTACACTTTTACAACAAACATTTGATTTAGAAGAAGCTGAAAGACAATCGTTAATAAACTTAACAGATAATGAGTTTGAAAAACTAAGAATACAACAAGAATCTGCAGAAGCTAGAAAACAATTAGCACTAGATACATTTGCAGAACAAGAAAGATTATTAGATAAAGAATCAGCTGCATTTAAAGAAGCGCAAGCAGAAAAAACTAGATTAGTAGCAGAAGCTAATGCAGAAGAAGAGTTATTAGACAAACAATTAGCTGATATGAAATTTACTTTAGCTCAAAATGGTTTAAAAGCAATAGCAGGCGCATTAAATGAAAATAGTGCAGCAGCTAAAGCAGCATTAACAGCAGAAGCAATTATGAGTACATATAAAGCAGCTACTACAGCATTAGATAGTAAACCATTTTTTCCATTAGGTTTAATTGGGTTTGCTACAGCACTTACAACAGGTTTTAGCGCAGTAAAAAATATAGTTAGCACAAAAGTACCAGGAGGTGGCGCAGGAGTAGCAGGTGTATCAACAGCAGCGGCATCACCAGTAGCACAAGCACCAGCATTTAATGTAGTAGGGCAATCACCTATTAATCAACTAGCTCAAACAATAGGTGGGCAACAACCTGTAAAAGCATATGTAGTGTCAAGTGATGTAACTACAGCACAACAATTAGATAGAAATATAATTAGTGAAAGCGGAATATAAAAAAAACATAAATAAATATATTATATAAATATGAAGATAGTAGAACTTATTTTAGACGAAGAACAAGAGTATTCAGGTATTGAAGCTATATCAATAGTAGAGAAACCAGCAATAGAAGAAGATTTTATTACACTTAACGCTGATGTAGAATATAAATTAGCGCAAGTAGATGATGAAAAGAGAATATTACTTGGAGCGTTACTAATACCTAACAAACCTATACTAAGAGTTAACGAAGATGGCGAATACTATATATATTTTAGTAAAGATACAGTTCGCAAAGCTAGTGAGTTATATTTAATGGAGGGTAACCAAAATAATGCAACCCTAGAACACCAAATGCAACTTAAAGGTCTTAGTTTAGTAGAAAGCTGGATAGTAGAAGATCAAAACAAAGATAAAACTGCTTTTTATGGTTTAAAATACCCTGTAGGAACTTGGGTGGGATCTGTAAAGGTAAATTCTGATAAAGTATGGGAAGAATTTGTAAAAACAGGTGCTGTAAAAGGTTTTTCTATAGAAGGGTACTTCCAAGACAAGTCTACATATAGAAAAGATGATTTAAGTGCTATAGAAACAGCAGAAGCTGAATATTTACTATCAAATATTAAAGATATTGTTAATGGTGTAGAGGTTACACTAGAAAGTTATAACGATTATCCAGATTCTGTTGCAAATAACGCTAAAAGAGGTATAGAACTTAACGAAAAGGTAAATAATAAGTGTGCAACTGACGTAGGAAAGATTAGAGCGCAACAATTAGCTAAAAAAGAGAAAATAAGCACATCTACAATTAAAAGAATGTATAGTTATTTATCTAGAGCAGAAGAATATTATAATCCTAGTGATACAACTGCTTGTGGTACAATAAGTTACCTATTATGGGGTGGTAAGTCTGCTAAAAGTTGGGCAGAAAGTAAAATTAAACAATTAAATTTATACACAGAAATAATTAACGAAGAATATGCTATTATTGATGACCGTCTTGCTTACGCTAGTAGGGAAAAAGCTGAAGAAATGGCGAAAGACTTAGGTTGCGAAGGTTACCACGTACACGAAGTAGAAGGTAAAGAGTGGTTTATGCCTTGTGAGCAACATAGTGAAGAAGAATTAAAAAAACCTTGTTGGGAAGGTTATGAAATGATAGGTTGGAAAACTAAAAATGGTAAAAAAGTACCTAACTGCGTACCTATAAAAAAATAATATGTGTAACTGCGAATTTTGTATTTGTAAATAATGCCTAGTAAAGACAAACATTTTAAAACCCCTAGTAGAACATCCCCTAGAAGCTCTAGGAGAGCTTGTTTATGCCCAGATAATACTTACCATAAAAAGTGTTGCGATGGTTCGTTACAAGCTCAGGGAATAGGTCGTATTTAAAAATACTTCAATACAAAATATAAAAAAATATCTAGTATTTATTATATTATTATGAATGCTACAGAGATATTATCAAAGGTCAAGACCTTACTTGGTGTTGAACCGAGTGATCTTGATGTACAATTAGAACAAATTTCTTTAGAAGAAATAACTCTTGAAAATGGTACTGTGCTTACTGCTGATAAATTTGAATCAGGTAGCGAAGTATTTATCAAGACAGAGGATCAGAACGTACCCCTACCTGTAGGTGAGTACGAACTATCGGACAATAGAATATTAATCATTAAAACAGAAGGTATGATAGAAGATATCAAAAATTCAGAAGAAGTAGTAGAAGAAACTGCAGCAGCAGTAGAAGATACTAACTTAGAAGAAGCGCCAGTTCAAGAAGAAGAAAAATCAGAAATGAACTACGCTACTAAAGAAGAACTTACAGCTTTAGCAGAATCTGTTGAAGAAGTAAAAGAATCTTTAAGAAACCTCATTGATAAAATGGGGCACGACAAAGAAAAAGAGGAAATGTCACAGCAGCAAGAAGAACTTTCTAAGCCTGCGGCAGAAGGAATCAAACATTCACCTGAAAACGTTGAAGAAAAATTAGGTGCAAGGTTTGCAGTCAACTCAAATCAAAACACTACGTATGGTAGAGTGTTACAAGCAATTTCTAACAATAATTAATTAAATAATGGCAACAACAACTTCAATAACAACTACATATGCTGGAGAATTTGCAGGGAAGTATATTTCTGCTGCTTTATTATCTGGTAAAACATTAGCAGAAGGTAACATTACAACTGTACCTAATGTTAAGTTTAAACAAGTAATGAAAAAAGTAGCAACTGATGCAATCGTAAAAGATGCAACTTGTGACTTTACAGATACTTCAACTTTAACTTTAACTGAAAGAATTCTACAACCAGAAGAATTTCAGGTAAACTTAGAGCTTTGTAAAAAAGACTTTAGATCAGACTGGGAAGCAGTACAAATGGGATATTCTGCATTTGATAACTTACCTCCTAAGTTTTCTGACTTTTTAATTGCTCACGTAGCAGATAAAGTAGCTCAAAAAATGGAGCAAAACATTTGGACAGGTACTAACGCAACTGCAGGTGAGTTTGATGGATTCATCACTACTTTAGGTGCTGATGGTGATGTAAATGATGTAACAGGTACAGCTTCTACTTCTGCTAACATTCTTGCAGAATTAGGTAAAATTGCAGACGCAATTCCTACAGCAGTATATGGTGCAGAAGATTTAACTATCTACTTACCATCTAATATGTACAGAAACTATATTAGAGCTTTAGGTGGATTTGGTGCATCAGGATTAGGTGCAGCTGGTACTAACGCTCAAGGTACTCAATGGTACAATATGGGTAACGCATTATCGTTCGATGGAATTAAAGTAGTTAACGCTCCTGGACTTTCAGACAACGATGCTGTTGCAGCTCAAGCAAGTAACCTATTTTTTGGAACTGGATTAATGTCAGACCAAAACGAGGTAAAAGTAATTGATATGGCTGATCTAGATGGATCTCAAAACGTAAGAGTTGTAATGAGATTTACTGCTGGAATTCAGCACGCAATCGGTGGTGACATTGTATTATACGCTACAGCGTAATTAAAAATAATTGTATAACATAAAAAGGGTAGGTGGCATAGACTACCACCCTTTTTTTTTAAAATAAAATAAATTATGGCTTGTGCATTAACAACAGGAAGGCAGTTACCTTGTAAACAATCGGTAGGTGGTTTAGTTACAGCTTATTTTGCAGATTTTGGTACTTTAGGTACAGCAACAATTTCTGCAGGAGAAATTACAGCTTTATCTGGAACACCATCATTTTTTCAATACGATTTAAAAGGTGCTACTAGTTCATTAACAACAAACATTATAAGTTCTAGAGATACAGGTACAACAGTATATGAATCTACTTTAGAATTAACATTTACTCACTTAGACGTAGCTACGCAAGAAGAAATTAAACTTTTAGCAGCAGCTAGACCTCACGTAGTAATTAAAGATAACAACGAAACAGCTAATTATTTAATGGTTGGCTATCATCAGGGAGCTGAAGTGACTGCAGGAACCATAGTAAGTGGTGCTGCATACACAGACCTATCAGGATTTACGCTGACGTTCACAGCTACAGAAGTTATACCACCGTTATTCGTAACAGGATCGGTAATTACTGCGTTAGCAAGTGGAACACAAATTAATCCAACTTCATAACAGTTTTTTGTTTTTGTGTGTTTTTAAAGGGGAGTTTTTAACTTCCCTTTTTTATTATATAAAAAATATATTTTTTTTTATTATATATGTATGAAGATTTTAACAACTAGTACTTCAGCACAAACTTTAACTTTTGCACCGAGAGCATATCCGTCAGAAGTTATTGTATCTATTAGAGATAATAGTACTAATACCACAACAAGGACAGAAAACGTAACATTAACACAAAACAATGATAACGCATCAATATCTACTACATTTAGTTTAAAAGAAGGTAGATTTTATGATTTAAAAATATTACAAGGTATAGGCGCCTTATGGAACACTTACAATGTAATATGGGAAGCTGCTAGCGATAATTGGGAAAGTATAACAACATCAGAAGAAACTATTTATTTAGATAAAATATTTTGTACTGACCAAACTATAAATCAAGCAGAGAATAACTATTATACTATTAATAGCGGAGAATACACACAAACAACTAATTATCCTGATGATGATTATATAATAATAAACTAATGAGTAATATTAGAGTAGTAAATTTAAGCACATATACAGCACCTAAGATAACAGAGGAAAAGAATAAAGATTTTGTATCATATGGTGAAGATAATAACTATTATCAATATTTAATAGACCAATATCAAGGTAGTCCAACTAATAACGCAATTATTAATGGTATAACAGAAATGATATATGGTAAAGGTTTAGGCGCAACTAATAGCGATAAAAAACCTATGGAATATGCAGAAGCGGTAACACTTTTTACTAAAGAAGATCTTAAAAAGATATGTTCTGATTTTTATTTATTAGGTCAAGCTACGTTGCAAGTTTATTATAATGTAGATAGAAGTAAAATAGTAAAAGTAGAGCATTTTCCAGTACAAACATTACGTGCTGAAAAAGCAGATAAAAAAGGTGATATAAAAGGGTATTATTATTTTCACGATTGGAGCAAATACACAAACAGAGATAAACTAACTAGAATACCAGCATTTGGTAGCGGTAATAATGCGATAGAAATACTTTGTATTAAACCATATAGAGCAGGATATTTTTATTACACACCTGTAACATATCAAGGAGCTTTACCATACTGTGAATTAGAAGCAGAGGTAGCAAACTATCATATTAATAATATACAAAACGGAATGGCACCTAGTATGTTAATTAACTTTAACAATGGTACGCCTGATGAAGAAGCTAGAGAACTAATAGAAAAAAGAATATATGATAAGTTTAGCGGAAGTAGTAATGCAGGTAAATTTATATTAGCATTTAATGACAATCAAGAAAGTGCAGCTACTATAGATCCAGTACAATTATCTGACGCACATAATCAATATCAATTTTTAAGTGACGAAGCAACTAATAAAATATTAGTAGGGCACAGATTATCATCACCTTTATTATTAGGTATTAGAACAGGTAATAATGGTTTAGGTAGTAATGCTGATGAATTAAAACAGGCTAGTATATTATTTGATAATTCCTCTTTCC